ATCAGGGTGCTGAGTATCGTCTGATAATCAGGCGCACTGATCCCCTCCGCGGTTACCTTTGCAGATAAACCGAGAGAATCAAGGTTCAGAGCCATTACGCCTCCGATGTAACAGTCGTTATTCCATAGAGAGTGTCGATTTCAGCGGAAAACATGACACGTCGGGTCGTGGTATCCACCGTCGTATTGAAAGAGAGGATTGATTTAACGCCCCGCGTTTCCAGAATGCGTTTTCTGATCGCCAGGTTGTAAGTTTCCGGTTTTTGCCTACCCAGCACGGACTGGATCCACGGAGTCCCCTCGGTGGTGTCGAGAAACCATTGCCCATACCACAATTCGAATCGCGTTTTTACCGCCTGCGCCACGGCCTCCGGTGAGTTAATCAGCCAGGTGTCATCACCGCTGCCAAAGGTGTAATCGCCATCGGCGTCTTCACGTCTGTATCGCATCAGTTTACTCCGTCGGTATTGCCTCCACCGCGCTGAACACCACCATGAGTGTGCGTATCATCGATTGGCTTGCCGTTAGCCTTCACGCTACCCAAAAACTCAACAGCACCAGTGATTTTTGAAGCCACACCAGAAACAACAGACCCCACCATGCCACCCATCCAGGTTAACAGGCCATGAATGGTTACTTTCTCAGAAAAATCAGCCAGGGGGGCAACCACATCAAGCCCCCCCGGAGCGACAATTTTAATTTTCCTGGTATCAGGATTAAGCTCAAAATAGGTGCTGCCGTCGTCACTACGCAACTGTGTGGCACTGGTATTAATACCGCTAATCTTCCTTGCCTGCGACTGGGGACCGACAATACAAAACGCATCCGATAAATCATGCATTCGATCATCGACCGGCTCCTGTATCCCGCCACTCTGCCACCAGAAATCAATACAACGATCGGCAAAAACGACAAGACACTCATCCCCGGCTTTAACCGGAAAAGTCAACGTACAGCCTCCGCCGCGCGGAAATACCACTGGCACATCCACCAGCAACGGGTAATTTTTGGTAATGCGGTTACCGTCGTTATCCTTTTCAACCGAACGGATAGCTGGCTGCACAACCGCCGTCACCGCGTCGGGATCGAATGACTGAACAATGCCAGGCAAGGCGACACGGATCTGGTTCTTTGTTGTTTCCCGTTCAGATTTGAATGTTTCGGCAAGGTCGCCGCTGCGGGTCTGGTCAGATACTGCCATTTAGTAGGCTCCAGAAAGCAAAAAACCCGCCGGGTGGCGGGTTCATTATTGAAGTTTCATTACTGCTTGTTTGCTTCTAACGCTTCAGCTATTCGGCGAAGATACTCATTGTTTTTAAATGAAACCATGATGCACTCAAAGAATATTCGGCAAAATACAGCACATAACAAAAGCACTAAAGCGCCAGCAGCCTTCCCATTAACAAACGTTATAATGGCGGCAACAACCAGAAGTAACATTGTGATGCCATACAGAACGTTGATGATTTTTGGAGTTATTAATTTATCAAATCCGAACATGCGACAAATTCCTTATCGTGAAAGTAGAAGTATCACATTATAATTACGAGTGATTAATCAACAATCTTTTTGCATGGAAAGGAACCGATGATTTTCGGCGCATCCATGCTGTTCTGCAGCAGTTGGACATTCAGGAATCGCGTTTCGGTACCAGGGCGACGAATGTATTCAAAGCCATAGTTGTTACCGTCTTTGGCAGGCATAAGCCCCATGTCTACTTTCAAACCATTGGTACCCAGTTCGGTGATTTTTTGAGAGGTAACTTTTTCACCGTTGATTGTCGATAACTCGCCCTGGTTTGCAACCATAGTGTAGCCACCGCATTTAACCGTGAAGCCATCCGCCCACGCGCTGCACGCAGAAAAGACAGCTAACAGAAAAATAATACCCCTCATTGCTCATCCCCTTTGCAAAGCCGATTGCGTATACAGATCCGCCGCGCCACGCGCTTCGCACATCATATCCATGTACCACGCCTGGCCCCTTGTATCGCCACTGTACATAATCCCGCGCACAATATAAACGCCATCCGTTGCGATGCTGGCAGGCTGCGATGTGGTGCCGCTGAGCGTGATATTTCCGTCCGTGTTCTGGTCGGTGATCTGACCACCAGCCATCGCGATATCGTTGCTCGACAGTGCGGTGCGATATACGGAAGCCTGATCAAGCTGAATGAGCCCGTTAACCCGGATGTTCGGATTAATCAGCGCGCGGACGTTTACGCCGTTACCGATAGTCTGCTGCGGCATGCCAATAAGCCCGGTAGCGCTGTTGAGCACAATCGCTTCGTGAACATATTCGTTATTCGCCACCATCTGGCGCTGACCGTCCACGAATTGCCATGTTGCGCCACATTGCCCGGCTACGTTATCCATAAGATGCCGCGTCATGCCAAAGAGTACCCGCCCCCGGGGGAATACAGTAGCAGGCATTTCAGGCGTCAGACCTTCAGTCGCGCCTTTGGCCTCGAAGTCTTTCATCAGCGCGCGATTCACGTCTGCGACCGTATAACCGGCCGCCAGCGTCTGCGAAGTTATGCTGGTGGCAAAAGCCAGATCCGTATCGGCTGCCTGAATCAGAACGTAAGAATCAATGGGGCTGTCTTTTCCTGTTACCGAGTAACGAATTTCGCCGCTGAAAATCAGTCCGTAGTTGCGGCCATCACTCTGGCCCACGTCCGCCGCGTCAACTTCCCGCACTGTCCCGACGTCGCTTGCCGACACCTCCGGCGCGATACCGTCGTAACCCGCAATCAGACGCACTTTCGAAAACTCCTGCCCGGTGATTCGGTTCACAGTATCTGCCGAGAGGTTATAAATTTTGATAGTCCCTACCCGGGACGCGCTGCTGATGTTGAACCAGTCGATCGTAAAGGTGACTTTAAAATCACTTAGCTCAATTCCCTGACCGTTCCCGTCCACAAGCTGCAGCTCGAAATGTCTCATCCAGTTCTGTGACATGCTTACTCCGTTGATACCAGTAAATGACTGCGCCCGCCCAGGTCAGTTTTCGTGGGATAATCCTGTGTGTTGTCATCGCAGACCACCACCAGCTTAAAACCAAGCCCCATACAGGCGTACTGCGCCAGCAAGCCAGCACCAGTGACGAGAGGAATACCGGAGATTACCGGCTCCCCTCTGTCGTTCTGCAGGTCCATAATCCAGTAATGATCGCGCCATATGATGCTAATCCGCCAGGTGACACCACCCAGGACGATGCTGAACTGCTGATTGTCCGCTGTCAGCGGAATTTCCTGAATTGTCATTATCCGCCTCCCAGTAATGACGCCACGTTACCCGTGATGCTTTTCAGCAGTGAAGTATCTGGAGGCTTTGTGGTTTTGTTGCCGCTATTCTGTACCGCCGACGTGCTGGCCCCTTCCTTCATGTTGGTTTTATCCGCGACGGTAATCTGCTGTGTCCGGGAGATAAGGACCTCCCTCAGGGTGAGGACGGCGGACAGGACGTTTTCGGTTGTCTTGTCCGTCGTCACTTCCAGCGCCCGGATCAACATGTTGCTGTACAGTCGTTTACCGGTTACCACATCGAAGGGGATACGGCTTTCCTGCAGATCCAGTAGCTCCTGATACGTCTGCTGAGGACTCAGGCCGAGTAGGCTGGTAGCCGTCAGATTACTGGCAAAATCCAGCAATGCGCCGCCACCGGCGAAACCAACCTCCATCACCACTTCTGACGGTTTTTTATAGGCATGATCAGCGACAGCGGCCCCAACCTCTACCGGATGCTCTGTTATTTCAAGCATATCTGTATGCTTCTCTGAAATAACAACACTGGGAACAATCATTCCTATTTTTCTGCTCTGCTGATGAAAAAGTGTAGAGAGAATATCCACTAACCCACCCTCACCTGATTACTTCGCATGACCTGAGCATTTGCAGACTGTTGCCGACGTGCAACCTCATTACCTACAGCGTGCGGATCTCCACCACCGTAAATGTGGTAGGTATTTTGCTGGTTAACCTCTGTCACTTTGCCACTAATTCCCGCCACGGCAGCCTTATTAATCAGCTCTCGGGAATAGATATTTCTTCCATTCTCATGCTGGATAATGCTGCTCATCAATGCTGACATGGTTTGCGGATCGCTCATATTCAGGGCAGCCCGGGGATCCACTCCCAGTCGTTGCGATACAGCCCTGATATACGCAGTTGTGTTGTTATTATCAGACGCAGGTGCCCAGGTAGAGATAATTTTCTCCACACTGTTTATTCCCCGTCCGGCGTACAGCATTAACTGACGAGCAAGAGCCCGTAATCCATCAAAGGCAGTTTCAAATCTGGCAAATCGCCCGCCCGGGCGTTCAAGAGAAGCCCCTGCCTGACCAGCAAAATTAAGGTTTCCCGGATTGTTATTCCGTTCTCCTCGTTTCGTAGCCTGTGCATGTTGTTCCGGCTCATCATCACCAAACCAGCCGCGTACCGTCCGGCCCACACTGCGGGGATCAAATCCCCAGTGCTCTTTAATCCAGTCGGCAGTACTGTTAGCGCTGTCTGTAACCATCGGCATCGCTGACGGATTTTCGCTGCCCTGATTAAGTATCTGTTTGCCGATGCTGACGGCATCAGCCCAGCGGCCATCTTTGATAGCGTTGAGCAGGTCGGCGATCATGTTCAGCATTTTGCTGAATTCGCCCATCTGGTCGATGAAGTTGCTGAAATCCCACTTCAGGGACCATGATTTGGGGTCAATATTGAGCAGTTTCGCCAGCGCTTTCACCAGGTCGTTAACGGTCGTTTTAAGGTCACGAACCATCTTCAGCGCGGCATCAACCTCCGGTTTCCACTTGCCCCAGTCAATCAGGCTGTCGCCGCCTTCCTTCCAGGTCTGATAGTCCTCCCACAGGAGGGCAATCCCCGCCGCCAGCGCGGTAATGAGGCCAATCGGCGACATCCAGAACGTACTGTTCAGAATGCGCAGCGCAATCGTCAGTGCGCCAAACAGCGAGATCAACTCCCGCGTTTGCTTATCCAGCGATTGCCACCAGGTGATGAGGCCTGATGTCCCCTCAATCAGTCTGAAGAACAGCCGCCCGATAATATCCCCGAGCGCCAGAATGCCTTTTATGGCTTTCGTCAGGGTCTGCTCGATACGCGGGAAGTTGTCCAGGATATGGCGGCGCAGTGTGTCCAGCGAACCCGCAAGCCCACCCGCAAGATTAGCGCCGATTTTGTCACGGGCCATGCCTGCCATCGCGCCAAACTCACGCAGGGAGGTCATAAATTTGTTGGAGCTTCTGGCCGCCTCGTCAGCATTGAAGCCGATAGCTTTCGCCATTGCGCTGTACTGCCCGGAGAAGCCACCCACTCCGCGACGCATAGCCATGAGGGTATTTTCGTCAATGCCTAGCATCTGCGCATACTGGTTAGCCCGGTAATACGGCATGCTGCTGAGTTTCTGTCCAACGCCCGTAAAGATAGCGGCCATGTCACGCATGTTACCGCTGGCATCACGGGTCTGTACGCCCAGGCGATTCAGAAAGCCTTCTGCACCGGGATTGTTACGAATAAACCGGGAGAGGTTTTCCAGAGAAGATCGCGCAGCGTCCACGCTGCCGCCAACCTGCGAAACCGCATAGCCAATAGACTGAATTCCCTGGACTGTCGCGCCGGTGCGCTGTGACGCCCAGTAAAGATTATCCAGGCCGGAGGCGATCTTAGCCGTGAAGGCCACCACGGACAGCGCAGCTCCTTCAACGGCCAGTCCCATTTTGATGACATTTGCAGTTGTACCGGCGAGGACAGAACCGAACTTTTTCGCTCCTGCATCATCCACACTGAAGCCAAGCGAGACGAGGAAATCTTTAATAGTCTCGGCGTTCATTATCCTCTCTCCATTTCTCAATGCGCCGCTGGTTATCCGCTTTTACCGCCAGATGGTCATTCAAGAGAGCAATGTCGTACAAATCGACAGAGCCATCTTTAAGTGCTGTATAAGGAATTAACCCGGCGTCAACCGGATTGAGAAGGTAGGACAGCCCGTCCGGCAGGCTGTTAAACGTCAGCCCTGTTGCAGGCTCTGCGTCGTGCTGGTAAGGGGTGTAGGCAAAAAATTTCCCAACGAATCGGCGACCACCCGCGCCACCAGCTGCAGCATGACCAGCAAGTCAATATCATCAAACATCAGTTCGCCCTGGGTAAATACCGGAACCCATCCGTCCATATGACGCCGCGATACCACCGCAAGACAGGGATGAATAATCGCATCGGTGTCATCTTCGGTCAGGGAAGACAGTTCCTCAGCGATACGCGGGAGCATGGTTTCAAACACCGGTTTTAACTGCTCGAATTTCACGGTGTCGATTTTGCCGTCAGCAGGCAAACGGGAGCGAATGCTCCCGAAATCTGACATCATTCCCGCCAGTACCGGCAGAAGTTTGCGGGTCACTTTCAGCTGGTCAAAAACGCTGAGTTTTGCCACGCGATATTTCACGCCTTTGATTTCGAATTCCATGTATTAAAACTCCCCGAGAACCTGGTCAATCTTGCCGCAGTCAAACACCCACGGCATCGTATTACCGGTTTTAGCGTTGGCGTTATCCGGTTGTTTCTGGAACGCAACACTGCGTGCTGTGATGATGTCGCCGCTGACCTTGTTGCGGATCACGATAACGTTATTCCCCCATGTGGCAGAAGACTGGCTCTGTGCGTTATACGCCAGCGACAATTTTTTATTTGTCGGTGATGTCTTCAGAAGGTTAACGGTAATCGTCCCGCTTTTATCTGCATGGAGGCTGTGCATCACTTCACCATCAGCACCGATGGTCATGGTGTTTTTAGGACCGCCCATCGCAACCACAATCCCCTCTTCAGAACTTGCAGAACCGTACCCGAGGTCAATCGAACCGGTCGGCCCGGTCAGCGTCGCAGTGACATCCATAAAAGAATAGGTAGACATTCACTTCCCCTTAGCGAACAACGTTAATCTGTACGTCAGCGTAATGAACCGCGCCTGCAAGTTTTATTGCAGCCTGAATCACCGGAGCCTTACGGGCTTCACGTTCTGATTGTGCCTGTTCATTCAGCGGCTGGGCGTATACGTAATAACCTTTGGGCAGTGTGTCACCTGATGACAGCTGACCAAGGTCGCCCCCGTTCCATACGCCCGGAGCAATCAGTCCATTCTGAACGGCCTGATCCAGTGATTTTTCAACATTTGATAACAGTCGGGTAATACCGGCTTCAGTCTGGGGAACTTTCGTGGTGCTGGTATAAAGCAGGTTATAGAGGTTGGTCTGCACATAATTCTGTAACCAGTCCAGGCCGTGGCGTTCATCAAAGAAATCGCCGTTAGCCATCACTCCCTGCTGGAGGATAGCTGTATCATTCTGGTAGTACACGAACACATTGCAGTTTTTTGCATCAAGTGCCGATGCCTGGCTGACTGTCAGTGTTTCATACCCGACACCCGGCTCCTGCTTAAACTTGAGCGTAATCGCGGTATTACTGCCATTGAAATTAACCGTGAATGCCCGGCCAAATGCAGATAACGCAGCGTATTTATTACCCGATGAATACTGAATAAAACTGCGTGAATATCCGGCGGTTTTCAGTTTTGATGCCAAATCATCGCTGGATGCAGTCTGCAGGCATTTCTCATCGCTTGTCGTAATCGCCAGAATACGGCTTACAGAAGAGGATTCGATCGCCGCAGCCACTTTCAGCCAGTCTGCATCCGGAATATCTTCATCGTCTGCAATCCCCAGCCCATACCATGAAGTATAATCGAGCATGGCATTCACAGCCTGCTCCAGCGTCTCAGGCGTGGCCTGTTCGCTGTCTCCCTTCGTTTTCACCCAACGACCAACAAAAACCTCCTGAGGTTTCGGTGATTGTGAGAAAAACACCTGCGCAGCCTTATATTCTGGTGATTCCACGCCAAAATCTTTTCCAATATCTTCCGCGGCAGAATAACGGCGAATGCGCTCACTTACCGGAATGATTGTGGACGGGCCGAGAATGAGTAATGCACCAAAATTTTGCCCTGATGCTGCACGCGGCGACATGATCACATCAACATTAACAACGTTTGATACAGGCAAGCCCTGTGCCATAGCTTAATCTCCGAAAAAGATGACTGGTGCTTCCACCAGCGATTTAATACCGTACTCGCGCACAACCTTCCGGCGCAGACGCACCGTCATATCGTAGCGGCGGACCCATTGCTGATTAATAAGTTCAGGGAAGGGAGTCAGACCTGTGTAATCGCCAAGAGACAGCCCCAGCGCATTCAGTGCTGCATTGTTCTGCGGCACAGATATACCGTCACGAAACCGGGACGCATACACCATCCCCGCCGGTCCATAAAACGAAGCCATACACTCAATCGTTTCATGCCGCCAGAGCTGAGAGCCATCATCGGTCTGTCTGGTGAATGCTGGACTGTCATCACCTGACCATCCGATAACCCCAAACGCACACCAGTTCGTTTCAGCCGGTAGCAGTGGCGGCTGCTCTTTCTGCCAGCGCGGGCGAACCATCCCGGCAGACAGACCGGAAACGTTACGCATCCACTGGCTTAACAGCCTGTCGAGCGCTTCGTCATAATCCGGATCGCCACTGGTTGGTATCAGCCATCCGCGCTCTGTGCTGGTGTTATTGCTCAACCGGAATTCCCCCATCAAACGGCAGCAACTCACAATGCGCCTGAACGAATCCGGCACCATACGCTGTATACGGGTCGACGAAAGTCACACGATAATCACGGCCCTGATACGTCACGATATCGGCATCACGGCCAGTCTGTCCCTGCGTCAGTCGCTCAGTCGTCACAATCAGAATTGCACCACTGATTACCTGCCCGGCCTGCATACGACGGTTTTCCAGAGAGCGATCAACAGTTACGACTCCGGCAAACTGCTTTTTAACTTCGCTGTCGCTGCCGATCCCGTCCTCATCCACCGTTTGCACACGGCGTGTTACCCACAAATTGAAGTAGCAAAAATCGGGGTCAAAAAGCACATCTGTTACATCAAGAGTCGGCATCTTTATCCCTCACAACATGGGTAATCGCTCTGCGATATTGTCCTGTGTCAATTAATGGTTTCGCCAGTTCGGTTCCCGGAGATTCGCCAGCAGCACGCCGGGCAAGTTCCAGTGTTGCCCCCTTGCGCCCCCGACGAGCCCGGGCTTCAACAGTACTGTCAGCAAGCGGCGTAAAGCCGGTAATGGTCATGTAACGCCTGACGCCATTAGCGGCCAGTGTTCCGGCACGGTTGAGTGCGCTTTCTGCTCCCGCAGCATTACCATCAAGTGCAGCCTGCGCCGCGGCTTTGAGCTGCGGCACCGTCTGCTCTTCTGCCGATTTAACGCCGGGGACCAGGTGAGGTCGTGGCGGGATGTTCTGCTCTGGTGAGCCGTATTCGTTGAGGTAACCGATGCCCGCATTACCAAACGGAACATCATCCCGCTCGCTGTCTTCCGAAGGGATGCCGACCAGCACATCTTTTTTGGTTAACGACCTGAGCGCATCCAGAATGGCCTTAGCGTTATCCACCCTCGTTGTTACACCGCTTTTGAAACTCATAGCTGGCGACCGCCTGCACCGAACATCGTGATCAACTGATAAAATTCAACACCATATCGGGTGTTATTCCAGAAACCTGCATCAGGATTCAGCGTCGCGCTGGTGTCATAGCTGACGCTTACCTTGTCAACGGACTTTGAGGACTGAACACCATTGGTTGAACCGCCCGGACCACCAGCCAGCATCGCTCTGCTGTCTGCCGCCCAGAGCGTCATGTAGTGCGCAACGAACAATCCGGCAAAGTACGGAAACAACTTTTTGCCGGTGACGTTTTCGCTCAGCAGTTCATCGGCCAGATTCAGACGAAACTGGATTTGCGCTTCGGGATATTTGGCAGGGTCAGCAAACTGCGGGAAGTCGCGGCGAAAATCACTTACCGCTGGCAGACTTTGATTCTTTGGCATTTTTTACCTCGTTACGCGCGTCTGTGGCTTTGCCAACGGATACTTCCGCGTGCGCACGAGTGAACCAGTGCGTGGCAACGTCTTCCTCCACAGCATGACGGCCTTTAACAAACTCGCGCCGTGAACCGTCGGAAAGCGTGAGCACAAACGGGGTATGTACGTGTATTACTGCATTATTTTTTGCCATCGGGTCATCCTTAATGGCCCCGCCAGGGGGCCATGTGGCTGTTAAATGCCATCAACGTACGAAATGGTTTCTTTGTACACTGGCTCAACCGCACCCAGCTTGCCGTAGTAAGTGACGATCTGATACAGACCGCGATACTGCACCGGCACGCTCTGAAGCGGAACCAGCGGGTAGCGGACGTATTTTTTATCGTTGGTGTACGCAACCATGCGATCCTTTTTCCCCACACCACGGCCTTTCAGCCATTTAACCGCGCGGATATTCAGCGGAACACCGTTCTGGTGATAGCTGATGGTGTTGGTCTGAAGATACGTCAACAGGGACTGGTTACCCGCAGATGAAACGATGATGCTGGACAACAGAGCAAACTGCTCAGGCGGGATCAGCAAATCACGCGGAACCACAGAGTAACCGGAAGCGGCCCACGCATCAGACAGCACCTGGTTAATGCTTGCGCGGATTTCGTCCGGTGTTGAGGTTGCCCACGTTTTGGCAGCGTTGTTGACAGGCACGCCGTCCAGGGTAACAAGGCCTTTCAGGTTTAATGCGGAATCGCCAACATATACCTGTTCATCGTTATCCATCTGCCATTTCAGTTGCATACCGTCATACTTCTGCGTATCAATCGGGCGGCCGACCTGCTGAGCAGCCTGCAATTCTATGACCGTCCAGCCAAGTTCCATCCCCCACAGGTTCAGCGGGTTACCGGATTTGCCGATATCCACGTTCACGCCAGCAATAGCGGTTGAGTCTTTGCCTACCCAGTTTTTGCCATTCGGATTTGCACCAGTACCCGCAGCGGCGAAGCTGGTATTCGTCCAGCTGGAAATGTCATCTGCGATAGAGACATCTTCACGCAACTGAATATCGCGGGTCCAGGTGTACCCCACCAGTGGCAGGTTCAGCGTCTGGTCGAGTCGCTCCAGCTCCCCGATGAGAAAGGCACCAGAGCTGTCAACGGTTGCCTGATCAAAAGTAATCATTCGTCTGTTCCTTAAATCTTCCAGGAAATTTCTGCATTGCCGCCAGCATCACCGGCACCTGTGAATTCAGCGTTGGTCAGCACCACGTTTTTGCCACTGACTGACGTGGCCATGAATCCACCCAGCGGCACTTTGATGGATTCATCAGTGGAGACGACAACGTATACCGGGTCGCCTTTTTTGATGGTGCTGGCATCAAAATCAGAACCGAGATTAACGGTCACGTAGCCACGCTTCATGGCGTCGCCCGGGAAGTTCTTGCCACTCCCCACCTGGCGAACCATGTCCGGCTGCGAAGTGGTCGGATAAGGGCGCACGTAGATCCCCTTCACCTTGTCTGCGGTATCACCATCTGCCAGCGGCACGAAAAAACCGTCATCATCGTATTTACCAGCCAGCCCATAGGCAGCGAAGGCGTTATCGGATTTAAGGACCACCGGTTCGACGGTTAAGTCCTGCGGGCGAGAGACAGCCCCGGCAATGCCAACAGGCATCCGGTACAGAAATACATTATTCATTTTTTACCCTTTACGGTTTGCCCAGAATTCAGCGTTTTGTTTGTTCAGGGAAGCGATACTGGTCATGCCCATGTTTGGGCGCTGTGCATCGCCGGTGGTGGCGCGGGTGTTTCGCCCTTTGGCAATCTCAGACACGGCATTAAACGCCATGTCGACCGATTGTTTCGGTAATTTGCGGATATCCGCATCACCGACTATCTGGCGAACCAGCGTTTTGTCAGCAGAAGCCAGAACCTCGCGTTTGAACGCGGTCGGTTTCATCTTACGGCTCAGATCGATACCCGGAACGATAACTTCGGCACGCCAGGCTGAGTCACCAGTAATCGTGGTTTCCTCTTCATCGTCCTCGCCGTCACCGGTCGGATTATCGTCAGGCTTATTGTCGTTATCGCCCGTCGCATTTCCTTCCAGCTTAGCCAGCAGGGCTTTCAGTAATGTTTTGAGGTCATCATCACTGTCGCCGGTTGGACCTCCGCCCATCTCTGGTGCTTTGTCCGGTAGCGGTTGCTGCGGGGACAGGTTGATGTTGAGATTAACGCCCTGCGGCAAATCCCCCTCATCTCCTGTAACCGATGCGGGAGCCGACTCCACCAGTTCGTTCATGGTGTCAGCGTCACCCGTTTTGATGGCCGTGCGCATGCGGGTCCACCAGCTTTTCTTTTGATTTGCCATTGTGTCTCTGTCTCCAATTGCACAACGATTTCCGGCTCTGCCTTTAGAGACAAGAGCCACATGGTTTCCGGTAATATCGACCTGCCCGGCTTTACCTGGCTCGGTCTGCTCATACTCCGCGTCATAGCCGCACGACACTTCGCGCAGGCCATCTTCGATAAGCTGAATGGCGCTTTCGTCTTTGACGATAAGGTCAGCCAGCATCAAATCAGACTGCTCACCCGTCCCGCGCCGGACATTCTGGAGGTGCCCGACAGCAAGCTCTTTCCAGTTCTCGGGATTTACCAGCCGCACATTCCCGTTTTCATCTTCAGGATGCAGAATCGTGATGCTCATCCCTTCGAATGAGGCAAGCGTGGCCGGATGGAATACCTGCTCAGGAGAACGCGTGACGACTATTTCACCGAACTTATCGGGTTTCAGTTTTGGCAGGTCATCAGCACCATAGAGCTGCTTACCTGTTCGTCCTATCGGCACGTCTTTGCACAGCAACGAGCCGTCAGCCAGCTGATAGCGGGTTTCCCCCAGCCGGGTATTGAAAAAATATTTCATGTGTTACCTGCGATTCAGGCGGGATAAGAATGGGAGGTGGGAAAAACGATTTCTTTATAACAGCGACAATTCGGGAACTCGCCAGCGTGACCTGTCATGCCGTCAAGCGTTGGAGGTTTGCCCCATTCGACAAATTTACCTTCCATTTCCCGATGAGAATGCCTGACGTCACCATCTTCGGCTGTACGCCAGATATAACCATTCGAACCAATTGACAGCGCACGTGCCTGATCCAGCGCGCCGGTTGCACGTCCAAGTTCAGTACGGGCAATCAGGTCAGCTCTGGACTTTGCTATATCACCCGATGCTGCAATTTCTTTAGCAAAATGTTCTGCTCTCCCACCGGTCACAACAGCTTCTATCGCCCGATTCTGGATGTCGTACACCCTGTCAGCCGCCTCGAGGGGGAGCGATTTGATGTACTTGACCTGTTCGGCGATGATGGATTGCATCACCTGGCCCACAGGAGCGCTTTCCACAAGATTGCGGAGCTCGCGACTGATGTTCTTGCTGTGTTGCCGCCAAACTTTCTCGTTCTGCCGGGTCAGGTCCGCAGTAAAGTTTTCCGCGACCTTTGTCGCCCATGGGGTGATGATTTCACTGTAGCGTTCCAGCGCCTCAATAATTTCCGTGATACTGTCATTTGAACCATCGTAGCGACCATTTACGATGTCTCCGACCGCCCGCGCTATCCTGCGTAGGCTGGTTCGATAGCGGATTTCCGCCTGACGGTTCCTGCGGTTCGTCATCAGGTTCGCCGATGCCGGGCGGCGCTTCATCTTCGGCATTCTCGATGTCCTCGTCGGTAATGGATGCCCCGATGCCGGTTACGTCAGAATTTTCGCGCAAATCAGTCATAGCGGCTTTCAGTGTCATCAGACCATCACCCAGCGCTGTACTGATTGCGTTGGTGGTATTTAACGCCACCGTTGAACGATCGACATCAGACATTTGCCAGAGCGGGTTAAACTCAAACGTGAAATCATCCGGGAGCGGCTTGCCAAGTTCCGAACGATGCATGATGTCCAGTATCCGCCGCACCGGAAGACGTAAACGCCTCTCCTGCAACGAGCTTACCCGGTCGTAATAGTTGGCAAGGTCTGCATCGCCGGTAGAAAATCCCTTCGGGGACTGTCCGAACAACCGCACCAGTGGGATACCAACAGCGCCACTAATCTGTTCTGCAAACTGTGAAAGGATGTCATCCAGACCACTGAAGCTGTACTGATGGGTTTCAAACTTATCCCGCGAGTCCATGAGCGTCATGCCTTCATTGCTCTGGAACTGTCGAATCAGGTCGATATTCTTCAGCAACGCTTCATACGCAGGACCACCAAGTGCGATAAGCTCACGTAGCTTCTCCACGCTGTAGGTACGCAGATGCGCCTTGTAGACCAGCTGCGCCGCACCGACAGTAGCGCTGTCGAACGCGGTAAGACGATCCCAGATACGCTCTACAACCGACATTCCCCATTCGTTCTCGGTCATCTTCTGCTGAAATGGCAGCGTGACGCCATCAAAGCGAATCAGGCGACTGTGATGAATGCGCCAGGCAGGAATTCCCGTTGCTGTGGTCACCACATCGTAAAACTCAGGTTTACCCAGGTCCGGCCCCATATCTTTAATGCGGCGGGTCAGTACCGGGTCGATCATCCAGCGGTCGAGCGGGAGAATCCCCTTAAACTTGCCCTTACCGATGGTTTCGGGTCGCAGCGGGGTCATTGGTGCCTGCCCCTCAATCATGATGAAACCCACCGCGCCGCCGTAGAGGCGCGACCATTTCAGCACGTCATTCAGCGCATCCCAGATTTGCAACTCATCCAGTTGTGATTCGAGAATGCCACGATCTTTTGCATCAATTTCCGACGTGATGCGAATGCCTTTGCGGGTCATATCATCCGGGATAGCATCGACTGCTTCACCGATGATCCAGGATGAACGATAGGACCATTCCACCAGCATGCGGTTACGACTGGTGAAATTAGCCCGGTAGGTGGATGCTGAGTGCTGGTTAGGTGTCTGCATCCCTACGCGGGCAATAAAATTCTCATAACCATCAGCTGTGGCCTGCGCAGTTCGCCGCAGGGCTTGTTTGTTTCGTGCCATCAGGCCTGTCTCCCTAGCAGCTCCCAGATGTTCAGGGCTGAATTCATTGGGGCATAGTTGATCATCACCGAGTCGGCAAGGTTTGGCGATCGGGTTCCATCAGGCTGTTTATCAATAACGATTTTTCCCACACCATTAATGGAATAGGTCGGCTGCGAAAGCTCGATGATGAGTTTATCTTTGAGTGCCATGCTACTGCTGATTGAGATGATTTCGTCCGGGTTGTAAGCCATACCTTCAACCACGGCGCGCCAGGTATTCTGAAAAAGTTTACGTAACCGCCACCAGCTCTGGGCTTTGGCGTTAGCGAAGAAGTCCTTGTTCAGACGTGCGGCTTGCCCGTTGTCCCCGCGAACAGCTTCATCATCCGGATCAAATACCGCGCCACTACCTCGAAACGGTGTGGCGAGTATTGACGGTCGGCGCGCAGCGTTACGCAGTTCGTTGATAGCGCGTGCATCGCCGCGAACGCCAGCGCCCAGCCCGTCCTCGTCAAAGCGAAACTCTTCGAGGTTGTCCTGTTCGCAAAAACCGAAGACCTTCTCGACGGACTGATAAATGTCGCTGCCCACACCAGACCATTCCCGCACATTTTCCAGGAGGAAGCCATGACGGGTGGAAAAGGCATTTTTGTCCCTGCCTTCATCAGCGACATCCATCGCGCCAAGTCGTTTGCCTGTTGGCTGGATACCCAGTTTGATATGCGCATCAACGGCAGCCTGTACCCATTCGGATGGAATCAGGACGCCTTCCGCTGATGCGCTGTAGTTCAGATCAAGTTCCTGTGCCACCACCACCGGATTATCGATTTTCTCGCATTCCCTGCGATACCACTCTTCATCCTTGCGAGGATCATCCCGCCAGTGGAATGTGAATACCGGTATCTTCCCGCCATGACGCTTCTGAGCGAACGGGTTAGCCATGCCGTTAACTGAACTCAGGTCGATACGGCAACGCGTCGTTTGTGACAACGCCGCATCAATCAGCAGAGGACGCTGAAGGAATGCAGCCTCATCAACCAGATAAAGCGTGGTACGGTCACCACGACCAATATTATCGCCAGCCTCGCCTTTGATAACGGCACCAGTTTCAGGAAACTCAACACGCATATATGGCGCGTGCTTCTTCTCGCTCCACGAACCTCGAAACTCGATGGGCAGCGTTTCCACGAACTTGCGCGCCTTCCAGAACAGCGCCTTCGGGTCACCGGTGCTGTCGACGTATTCCTCTTTACGGGAGCCGAAACCGATCACCATCTCTTTGTTGAAGAGGCAGAGCGAGCAGGCCAGTCCGATCGCGGTCCAACTGAGCCCCATTTCACGGGATTTTTCGGTAATACCATTCTCCCGATTGCTCCAGCGTTCCATAATCCAGTGGATCCACTCCTCCTGCTTAGGGAAGAGTAAAAACGGAATGGTTACCGGCAGGCCATAATCAATATTACGCGGGTCCGTTGTCATGCCCCAGTCGATGATGAACTGAGCCGGGTTGGTTCGGTAAAACTGTTTTAGTGCTGGCAATATTTCAGGGGTCTGGCGAATGCGCTGTAAGCGTTCCATCCGCCATTCAAAAACCATCTGGTAATCAGGGTTCCTGAAGTCGAATTTAAACGGAATAGGCATAAACAATTCCAGGCATTGAGTTTTTGCGTAACAAAGTTGATAGTGTTTATGTACCAATTACAGGAGGTTTTATGACACCAGCAGTTAGTGCTAAGTTGTTGGAATTAACCAACGACCTTAACAACGAAGTAAAATTGTCTGCAATTTATGCTCTCGGTGAGAGTGCTTCAGCAACGCCAGCTCATGTAAATCGCTTACTTGCTTTATCTTCAGACTTAAATCACAACGTCAAAGTCGCTGCAATTAAAGCTCTTGGCCGAATTACTCGACCAAAGCAAGCCTAAAATACATAGCCGCAACATGCGGCTATCACCCCATCATTTTTCTATACGCCTCTGCAGCCTGCTCCGGCGTTAAGTTGGTAATTTCTGTTCTGACTGGTCCTCCATCAGCGCCAGTCACTTCATTTTTGACGTTGTCTTTAAACGCCTGAACAGAAACATGGCGCCCAAGCAACTCAAGGTTTTTAACCTTATCAGGCCACTTAATCTTTTTAAGGAGCCCGACCATTTCTCTGTCATCTCCTCGCCCCTCAAACATTTCAGCGAGGTTAAATCCACTCAGGTACCGACGCCACGATTCCGGCCACGCAGACAGAGGCTTAATACTTAAATCGTCCTCCAGGATGTCAGCCACATCGAGCCTGTCGATCTCAACCAGTCGCATTAGCACATAATTCGCATCAATGCCCAGTTGATCAATACGCTCCTGCTTTAGCTCGTTAATGCGGGCGCGTATCTCAGGTTTACCATATAGTTCAGCCCCCGTAACATGTGCTCGCCTGGAGGCATAGCCTGCGCGAATAGCTGCTTGTGTAGCATTCAGATCGACAAGAAACTCGCGACAAAACACCTCGTGTTTTGCTTTCAGCTTCTTAGTCATTTTATTTTCCAGTTATCAGGTCATTATCGAAGCCCCTCCTGGAAGAGCTTCTGTAATGCTATTACCGGGACTGTTCTATTTGTCGGACACCAGCCAACTGGTTATTCGCCTTCTCGATGGCTGCCAACAGTGGGTTAATCCACAGAACAGCCTGGCAATATGTCAACGTTCTGGTGGTAGTGGCACGATCACTGGCTGAGTCAATGTCCCCGGAATCGGCGTGCAATGCGCTGGCGCGTAAACGGTTCGCGTAGTTGAGCAACCCGACAGCAATATCAGCAGGAACAGGGAAATCACAGTTCTTTTCACGGAGCAGAACCTCACGGTATTTGATGACTGTCTTCTCGTGACCGATGTCGACCAGAGAATTTAATCGGCTTGCGTTTTCTGCTATCTGGTTAAAACGATTGAAGTTTAATGCCTGATTAGCTATCACTTTCCCTTGATATTCAGCTTCACCTTCCGCTTTATCAGCCCGCAACTTTTCTGCCTGATACTTGCTGTGGTAATGGTTTGCAGACCAGACGAGCGCCCCAAGGGCAGAGAAGAAAAGTGCCGCGATGACAATCTTATAAGTCAGCTTCATTTACCACCCCACCAGCATCTTTAAACTTGGAAATCAGGTCACCGATTTTATGTTCATACTGACCGTAACCTGCACCAGGTAACGACGCCCAGATATTGCTGCAACGGTCGATTGCCTGACGAATATCGCCACGGTCAATCATCGGTAAAGCGCCACGCTCTTTAATCTGCTGCAGCGCCACAGCGTCCTGACTTTCTGGCGAAAAATCTTTCAGGCCAAGCTGCTTGCGGTAGGCATCCCACCAGCGTGAAAGAAGCTGATACCGGCCTGCAGCTGTTGATTTAAGCTTCGGGTTTAGCGTGACAAGTTTGCGAGGGTGATCGGAGTAATCAGTGAACAACTCACCTCCGACGATAACGTCATAACCGTGATTACGTGTTGGTTGTCGCCCGTTATCCGTTCCTTCTGACCATGCCACCATATCCAGGAAAGCTTTACGTTGGGAATTTAGTGTCTGCATGAATTACTCCTTAGAGCCACCAAACTTGTTACCGATTACTCGCATTGCAGCCCCACGAATAGCATCGACACCGATCAGCCCAACACCACCACCAATGGCAACAGAAAGCGATTTAGGCCATCCAACATACTCAAGAGCGGATGCAAAGGTCAGCGTCAGAGCACCACAGAGCAAAATCTCAAGCGTTTTTCGTTTCCAGCCGCCGCCACTGCCAAAATAGGCAATGCGCAAACCAGCCATAACAATTGACATAACCACTGCGCCCAACGGCGTATCTCCACGCCACCAACTTTGTAAGAGTTCCAGTAAGTCAGGCCAGGAATGAGGAGCATTGTGCATTTTCATACTTCCCACCTCCGCCATTACGGGGTGTTGTTGAAAGGCGGGCCCTGCGTATACGCCCGTAGGATTGGGTTATGAGCCGTCCTTCGGTGGGCCCTGAATACAAAAAAAGTTCGCCATAGCGAACCTTGTTAAATTTGTTAAAAAAGGAGGTTATTTAACATAATGTACGTTATAGGAACCACACGATCACCGCTCGCAATAGATTTGCGATGAAAGGCCTGTTTAATCAACTTAAGTGGTCCAGAATGACGAAATTCGAGTGAATAAGAGGTGCATAAAAAAGGGCAAAAACTGCATAGCGTTTTTTCGCGACGAAAACCCTTTTTTATTAACTTTTACTGAGAATAGAGCATTAAAAAAGCCCCAATGATTTGGAGCTCTTCGTTGAGGTCAGAAATTCAACTCATACCAGCGTAGCGCAGTTTTTGCGTAGCGCACTAATACTTTTTTCATCCCTTTGAATTTCGACCTCAGGATCCATCTGAAGGCTCACACCCAGCATGCAGAGACACCCCTCAATGAATCCCTCTGCTACCTGCAACTGCTGGCGGATAAATCCTTCAGAACAGCGACGCCGCCGCCCTATCTCACGTTTGCTTAACCCGTAGACGTAGTACAGCATAATGACGTCCAGTTCCTCAGGCTTACGGACCTGCTGCAGCCGACAGACGCAAGCATCGATAATCAGGCCATCGTCGTCACAGCAACTCAGCCTGCCAGGCGAGCTGCTGACTACCAGCCCTTTAAATCCCGCCGCTATTGGAGCCCAGCTCACTGTGGTGTTGCTATCGGCAGCCCATCCACCCCAGCGCTCTAAAACCTGTTGAATATTACGCATAGCTCTGACCTCTACGTTTTGCTACGAAAAATTTTTCTGAGAACTACGTCTGTTTATCCGTGGGTGTGGATAACGCAGTTCCGATCCGCATATTGCATGTATCAACATGCAAAAAGTTGCTAATTCGGAGTGGAACCACCTGCCCCCACCTGGAACCACCTTTTCCTAACCTTTCCCTCAATCGACTTATATATATATATGGGGTTTCTAGTAGAAAGGCGGTTCCAGTGGTTCCAGTAGTTCCGCCCCGCTTGCCACAAGGTCTGCAAGGTGGAACCACCTTCTCTTTTAGGTGGTTCCGCATGGTTCCAGCGGTTCCCAAACCTTGCATTTTTTCCCCCCAATTCGCCTTTGGGCACGCTTATACCCGCAATTTTGCAAAACATTACTAATTCGCATTTCTTCGCGTTTTCCGATGCGGTCAGGATTTAGCCCAATCGCATCACGCAAAACATCACTTGCGCGTAAAAATTCGCAATTTCGCGGAAGTTCATTAGTCATCAGGTCGGGCGTGTCGAGCCATTTCTCTACCGTTTCAAGCCAAGCATCCTTGATGGTGTACTGTTCATGGACACTCGCTGCCAGTTGTTCAGCCTCACGGAACTGGATACCCCCCAGACGCTGAAACACCTCACGAGCCTCAGCCCAAAGTAAAAGGAGATCTCTTTTTATCGCTTTCACGTCGACTTTCGACACTTCCACGGGGAGCCAGCGACGGTTACCAGTCTTGTCCGCAAGGAATTCGTCCTCATTGGTGGTACCAACGAACACCAGGCGACGAGGAAACTGGGTGGCGAACTCCCGGTATTTCGGGATCCAGTTTTCGTGAGTACGCGTCACAAACGCTTTGATTGACTCCAGCTCTTTGGTATTAAGTCCGCGCAGTTCACCAATCTCTGCCACCAGCCGACCACGCATTTTTCGAGCGAGATCATCGTCTTTTTCGGCAAAAGAGATTTCAGTAAAAAACGCAGGATCAGGGCTCAGTGCCTCCACTCCGGAAGACTTACCGCAGCCCTGCGGACCAACGAGGATCGGCACCATATCCGCTTTGATGCCTGGCTCCAGTACTCGCCCCGCCAACGCGGTCCACATGTACATAGACACCGCACGGGTATAAGGCGTGTCGGCGGTACCGAAGTGCGTATGGTAGAAACATTCGATGCGCGGCACGCCATCCCACTCCAGTCCGTTCAGCCAGGTGATCGCTGAATCGAATGGTTGTTCATCGGCTGCAAGTAACACCACATCGCGAATAAGTTCACGGCCAACAGGTTTAAATCCCCGCTTTTCCATCGTGATGCGCAGGCGCGCATAATCCGCATCGGTGAATGCCCGCCATTGTCCGGATCCTGCCGGGGCAAACATGATTTCGTCGCGGAACTGGTCAAAGCGAATATCGATGTCCACAAAATCAGGGCGTACTACTGCTTTGGCTGCGTTGCTGATGGTTGCCTCGATACGCCCCCATTTATCACGCTCGAAAGCAGGCAGCGGTAAAGGTTCCGCCACTTCGATGCTGGTCAGATCTTCGAAATCGTCGTTGCGGATCCCGATGGCATTCAGGAAATCTCCGTCATCACGATGCGCGCAACTGGCATGCAGGCATTTAAAATGCCCCTGCTCAAAGCCTGCGGTTCCCGCAGGAAAATAAACTGTGCTTGTTGGATCGCCTCCGCTACTGTGGCCGTCTTCAAACGGACAGCGGATATATCGTTCACCGTTTGCGCCATCCAGCAGCGTCCAGCCATTGGCATCAAGATATTCAGCTGTATCATCCGTCGCGCCGGGCGTGAATGCTGAACGGTCGCGCATCTTCGTGTTGCCCGCTTCGGTGGTTACCGACACAGGGAGTTGTTCAGCCAGGCGCTGCCACAGCGTTTCAAGCTGCTCACCTGTAATAGCCGGAGGTTCATCCGGCAAACCACCGTCCCATTCAATACGCGCGCCGCTGCTGTGCGTACCACAGGCAACGAACTGCTGCCCGTTCGCCAGCAACTCGATAATGCCCATATCCCCCGCCAGGCGATGGATACGCTTACGGAAATCACCATCAACGGCCAGCAGATACAGACACTTATTACTGTTTGCTCGCCAGCGTCGCGGCGGCAACTCACCCAGAAGTTGCACAAGTGTTTTGCGAATATCTGCCTGAATGTCTTCATCTTCGCTATCGCAGTCCAGCGCCAGCCAGCCATGGCCTGTACGCACGCAGATGCCATAATCCGGTTCATTCGACCAGCGGGCAAAATCATGCTCAGTAACAACATGCCCGGTCCATTGAGCAATACCGGTGACCTGGCGGTCCCGGTTATAGCGACTCGGCGTCTTACCCAGCGCTTTCAGTTTACTATCAGGGGATATGGTCGCACCGGGGTTACATACAACTGGGAGAAGATGATCAGTTCTCCCCAATACCAGGTCGAAATGAAACCACTCATCAGGCGTAGCTCCCCATGGTTTGCTATCAGACATGGGTTAAGCCTTTTTGTTTGACTACATTTTTTTGCTCCAAAATCTTTTCAAGTTGAAGAGCTCTTAGCTCTGGGATTTCCTCCCCCCATTGAGATACGGCTCCTTTGGAAACCTTCAATAGCCTCGCTAGTTTCGCTTTACTTCCTGCAAGCTCAATTGCTTCTGCTTTTTTCATAACCGTTACCCAGGAAATATATGGTTATATGAGGTTAAGAAAACTAAACCAACAAGTCAAGAAAGCGATACCCTGATTAAGTTAAGCTAACTAAACTATATGAGGGTAAAACCATGATTAATGATCGTATTCGCGAGGCTCGTCGCAATGTCCACCTAACGCAGGATGCGCTTGCTAAACGTATTGGTCTAACTAAAGCCACGATTTCACAATGGGAATCCGGAAACACCACACCTAACGGGAAAAATCTTATAAATCTGGCCGAAGCATTGAACGTTTCTCCAGAGTGGCTACTTTCAGGCAAAACAAGCGATACCAAAGAAATACATTCTAATGCACAAGTTGAGGGGGGGTTTTCTGTATGGGACTCATCAACGCCATTAGAGGATGATGAAGTGGAAATACCGTTCTATCAGGAAATTGAACTATCTGCCGGTAATGGTACTTATGTTGATATAGATCGAATGGGATGTAAGTTAAGATTCGCCCGTTCAACGTTGCGCAAAGCAGGTGTTGACGTAAATTGTGCGGCTTGTGTCAGCATCCACGGCAACAGCATGGAACCGGTATTACCGGATGGCGCTGTCGTCGGCATAGATACATCAAAAACAGGTGTAAAAGATGGTCAAATGTACGCTATAGACCAAGACGGATTACTTCGTGTCAAACTATTGTACCGTCTCCCAAGCGGACTCCGGATACGCTCTTTCAATAGGGATGAATACGCAGACGAAGAGTATTTTAATCAAGAGGCTAATAAAATCAGGATTATAGGCCAAGTATTTTGGTACTCCGTTCTGCTCTGAGCGTAAATTCACTCTATACCACATGCCCGCTTCCTAAGCGGGCTTTTCTTTACCTATCCGAAAAAGTTCACTTTTCTTAACTACAACACTTGACTTTGTGAGTTTAGAGGTCTTAACTATATGCGTAAAGTTAAGATATCTATACACAGATATTTAAACCACAAGTCGAACGGCGCGACTCTAAACCATGCGTCGGGACCGTGGCGGGACAGGATGTCGGCAATACGGGTCAGTAAGTTCCCTTTGGGGTGCGGCGAAGCACTGGGTCGAAGCCGCCGAACCACCAAAGTGAACTGAATGAGGAAACGGCGTGAAAACGTATAAACCGCTCAAAGGTGAATGCCCTGCTTGCCAAACACAGCTTCAGACACCAAAGCCAAAACGATACCAAATCAACGAATGTTATGAGCACTGCCCTGGATGTGGTGCTTTCCTGCATACCATTGCAACGCACTGGCGTGTCCGCTTCAACCTTGTGGTACCACGTACGCACAATACCAACTGAATCATCCATGTAATTGCTGTGTGTAGTCTTTGCCCGCCGCAAGTGACGGGCTTTTTTATGTCTGAAAGCGCACTCGCAACAGCGCGCTCCCCGATATGAAAAAAGGAATACAACCGATGAAACATGAACACCTCTATCGACTGACGGGGCGCGATGTTCTCCGTTATCGCCGTAAAAACTTCGATTTGATGACCGGTCTGGCCGTTGCCACTGCACTCGGTCTGATCATCACTTTCATTCTCCTTGTAGCGAGGACCACAGTATGAGTTTAGAAACCAGTCTCGAACTTAATAATCAACTTCTGGCACAACATAATGCGCTGCTTGAACGTCTTATCCGCACAATGGCATCAGGTATTGTTATGCATCCTGACACGATTTCACGAGTGCAGGAATGTCGGGATACAGCAACTGAAGCTGAAAACATGTCAGCGGCAATGACACTGGATGATCTGGAGTTCAGCGACGTTATCGCACTGGCTGGTTTCTACCCGGTAGCCACCCCTATCACAGAAGACATGCTGCAACGTGCTGTTGCCTACCGTGATGCTGAAGGCGATAAACGAGTAGTTCAGATTGATGCTCTCGACAGCGCATTACAGGGCGTCAAACGAGCCAGGGCGCTGCTTAAACCTGCTCTCCTGGACCTGTCCCGTAACATTCTTAAGTTCTGGGACGACCTGCCAACCATCGGCGAGCGACGTGCTTTTGCCGAGCAGCTACTTGATGCACCTGCAGATGGGCGTGATGAAGTTAAGCCGAAAAAGGCCAGTAACAAAGATGGAGAACGCACGGGGCCGTTTTACGTCAAAAATGTATCCGGCACAGCAGCCAGTGAACTCCACACCTTACGCAAGTTGAACGAGATGCTTAAAAAAGGCCATATCGAGATCAACCGTGTTGAGTACCTTCAGCTGCAGGAAGAATTTGCACGCAGAGACGCAGCAAATTCCAGCCAGAATAATGACGCCAAAGATGACCATGCAATTGATTTCGCGGCACTACGCAAACAAGCTGAAGGGTTGATCCTCCAGTTAGCAAAAGGGGGTTACCGAGCAGAAGCTATTGCAATTCTGGAAAAACAGGGAGCCAGGAAACTTGGTGAAGTAACGGATGAAAATCTCGCTGAAGTAATCACCCTGGCTGAAAAAGCACTGGAGGGTTAATCATGCCAGACGTTCATGCACAACTTTCTCCATCATCAGCGCATCGATGGATGCGCTGCCCAGGAAGTCTGGCGCTGGAGGCCACACAACCGGATAAAGAAACAACTTTTGCAATCGAGGGCACTGCAGCGCACGCGCTTGCTGAAAAAGTTCTACGAAACAGGCAAAGCCACCCGGAACACTACGCCGGATGCAATGTTTCTATGTTTCTCGGCTCATACCCCCTTCGCGAAAATCCTGATGATACATCTGGCCCACAGGTGGATGATGAAATGGTCGAAGCCGTCGGCCGATATGTTGATACGGTCTGGACTCTTGCAAAGAATAATGAACTATTGGTTGAACAACGTGTTGATTTCTCACATATAACGGGTGTGGAAGAATCTTTCGGAACTGCCGACGGCATAATCATCGCTGGTAACGAATTACAAATCCACGACCTGAAATATGGCAAAGGCGTCCGCATTGATGCAGAACAAAATGAGCAACTACAACTGTATGCTCTGGGTGCGCTTGAACAATTCAGCATGCTGTATGACTTTGAAACTGTAAGATTATTTATTCACCAACCAAGGCTCAACCACGTTTCAGAATGGTCGTTAACCGTACAGGAACTTCAGTCTTTCGGTAAACGGGCGCTGGAGGCCGCAACCAGTGCGATCCTTGTTCTCAATATTGCTGAATGCGAAGGCATTGAGACACTACCACTGGAAAACTTCATACCTGGAGAAAAACAGTGCCGCTTCTGTAAAGCAAAAGCTATTTGCACTGCCCAGAAAATGCAGCATTTACAAACAGCGGCCAGCGATTTTGAAGATCTGACAAAGCCTGTCAGCGAAATAATCACCAATGCCAGCGCACGTGTACCTCTGTTAACCATTGAGCAGCTTGCAGAGATCTATAGCCAGGCCGACTTTATTGAATCCTGGCTAAAGGCAGTACGGGACCGGGTTCACAATGAACTCAATGCCGGACATCCGGTACCGGGGTTTAAACTGGTAACAGGAAAACAAGGTAACCGGGCCTGGAGTGACGAAGAGGCAGCTCGCGCACTTCTGAAGGACCAGTTCAGGTACAAAACTGAAGAAGTATTCGACTTTAAACTTATTAGTCCCACAAAAGCCGAAAAACTTATCAAAAAGGCCAGTCCGCGCCGTTGGTCAAAAGTCGAGGCACTGATAACACGAGCTGATGGTAAACCCACCATCGTTCCCGAGTCAGACCCACGCCCCGCACTCAATATCAACCCTGTAAATGATTTCGACGACGTATCCGACGATACGCTAACCGCAGACCTCATCTGATTTAAGGAAATCCCCATGAAACTGAAGCTGAACAATGTTCGTCTGGCCTTCCCGTCTCTGTTTGAAGCTAAAACTGTAAACGGCGAAGGCGATCCGCGTTTCTCCGCAGTATTTTTAATGTCTCCCAAACACCCACAACTGGAAGAAATCCGTAAAGCTATGAAGCAGGTAGCGAAGGAAAAATGGGGGGAGAAGTGGGAGTCCATTTATAACCAGCTGGAGAAAAAACTCAATCTGTGCCTGCATGATGGTGATGAAAAAGCAGAGTATGAAGGCTTTCCCGGCAATTTCTTCCTGAACGCTGCTAACAAAGCGCGCCCAGCTGTTCTTGATCGCGATCGTTCGCCACTAATTCAGGCTGATGGACGTCCCTATGCAGGGTGCTATGTAAACGCCGTTATCGATATCTGGGCACAGGACAATAATTTCGGTAAACGCATTAATGCCTCACTCGGCGGAGTCCAGTTCCTGCGAGACGGCGATGCATTCGCTGGCGGCGGAGTGGCAAGCGCTGACGATTTCGACGATATCAGCGAAGGTGCTGATGCTGAAGCACTAATTTAAAAATATTCATCCCCCAGCTACGTGCTGGGGGATCTCATGAGGGAAAGAATAATGTCACAGCCCGTATTAACTAATTACCTTAAAACTCAAATCATCAATAACGCACTTGAGAAAGCGGGTATCCCCAAACGTAAATCAGCACTACGAGCTGCTCGTGTTGAATGGGCCGAACGTGTTCGGCTTGCAGCTATCGGGGGCGTAGAGAAAGAAGCTGAAATATTAAAAAATATAAAAAAAATAGAAACACTGGTATCAAAATTCCCCGAAGCATTAAAAACCGCCAATAACATTATCAGGGAAGAGTGTTACATGTGTCTGAATCTGGCAGGTTCTCGGGTTACCGTCTATTTCAACGGTAACTACCGAGGATATGAATCAGGGTCACCAGACCATATTCACAAAATCGCGCCGGGGGAATTTACCCTTCTGGCAAATGACCCTCTAGTTACAGAGTTTTACGGGTTTGATACACTTTATGAGCAGATACAGAGCGATGAGTCAGACATTCGACAGAATGTCAGCGCTGCACTCAGTAAAGTGCGCACAGTTAAGCGCCTGCTGGAAGAGTGGCCTGAAGCTAAAGAACTTCTGCCAGCCGATGCACCATCTGCTCCGCTTCCGCCAGCTATACGACGCGAAACTCTCAACGAAATGATCGGCCTCCCTTCTGACGAAGGGGTAGATGCTTAATATTTCTTATAACAAAGGCTGGCTTAAGAAAATAGTTATCCAAACCAGCCTACCGCAATACTAAAAATTAAAATTCATTGAATTTAAAAAGACATTTCCCTATTGGATTGCCATAGTCTCTACATACCGAAATGCTGTCCCATACAGGCTGAGCCAAACACCCAAGAAAGAACCCAATAAGCGCAAAAATTATAATTTTGGGAAGAACACGATCCTTAGGACCTTCTTCACGTTCGAGCCATGCGCCACCAGCCCGAACTATTCTCCCTAAAATATAAAGAATGGGGAAAGCAATAATACCTATCAATGAAAGTATTCCGATACCAAAGCTAAACACCGCCGTCTCCTTGTTTATTTACACCTACATAACCATATATCACACAAGGTTATTTTATGTCCAATATACTATGGGGTGACCTAGAAACCTATTGCGAAATCCCTATTACGAACGGTACCCATGCGTATGCCGAAGGCGTTGAAGTGATGCTGTTCGCATGGGCTATCAACGACGAGCCCGTAAACGTGTGGGATATCACTGCCGGTGGTGGTATTCCACACGGCTTATACGAAGCAATCGCAGCCCCTGAAACCCTGCTTTATTTTCATAACTCTCACTTCGACCGCACCGTCCTGCGTTATGCAATGCCGCGCCTGGCACCGCCAGTCGAACGTTGGCGCGACACAATGGTGCAGGCGCTGGCGCACGGTCTCCCGGGGTCTCTGGGGGAACTCTGCGAAGTACTAGGCGTCCCGCAAGACAAAGCGAAGGACAAAGAAGGTAAAGCGCTGATCCAGCTGTTCTGTAAGCCACGCCCGAAAAACAGCAAACTGCGCCGGGCCACCAGCAAAACCCACCCGGAAGAATGGCGGCACTTTGTTGCTTACGCCGGACTGGATATCGAGGCAATGCGCGAAGTCTATAAACGTCTGCCGAAGTGGAATTATCAGGGGACAGAACTGGCGCTCTGGCATCGTGATCAGCAGATCAACGACCGGGGCGTCTGCATGGACATTCAACTCGCGCGCGCTGCGATCGAAGCGGTAGACCAGGAGCAAAAGCGCCTGGCAAAGCGTACACAGGAAATGACTGATGGCGAAGTGCAGGCAGCAACACAACGGGACGCGTTGATTAAGCACATCGTTGAATCCTACGGTGTAGAGCTACCAGACATGCAACGCAGTACTCTGGAACGTCGTATAGCCGACCCCGATTTACCATCTGCCGTGAAAGAACTGCTGGCTATCCGCCTGCAGGCCAGTACTACCAGCACCAGTAAATACAAGGCACTGATGAAAGGCGTAAGCCACGACGGGCGCTTACGCGGTACGCTACAGTTCTGCGGGGCGTCACGTACCGGTCGTTGGGCCGGACGGCTATTCCAGCCCCAGAACCTTCCCCGCCCTTCACTAAAACAGGAACAAATAGACGAAGGCATCGAAGCACTGAAAGCCGGATGTGCAGACCTGCTGTTTGACAATATCATGGAACTAACCAGTTCAGCGTTACGTGGCTGCATTATCGCGCCAACAGGCAAAAAACTGGTGGTAAGTGACTTGTCGAACATTGAAGGCCGTATGCTGGCATGGCTGGCGGGAGAAGAATGGAAACTGAATGCATTCAGAGAGTACGACGCCGGAACGGGTCCGGACTTATATAAACTGGCGTATGCAAAAGCTTTCGATATTGCACCAGATGATGTTGATAAACACATGCGTCAGATCGGTAAAGTCATGGAACTCGGTCTGGGTTATGGAGGTGGTGTATCGGCTTTCATCACTTTTGCTCTGGTTTACGGTCTCGATCTCGACGAGCTGGCGAACGCCGCACTGCCAAACATTCCCCGCGATGTTATCCGCGAGGCGAAAAGCTGGTACAACGAATCGGTTAAACGTAAGTCGACCTTTGGCCTGTCCGAGCGTGTATTCATCGCATGTGACTCGCTCAAGCGCCTGTGGCGCAGGGCGCACCCGGCGACCTGCGATTTCTGGTACGAACTGGAGCGCACCGTCCGCACTGCAATCGCCACACCGCAAAAAACATTGTATTGCGGTTATCTTAAAATCCGCCGCGATGGCGCGTGGCTGCGCATACAGCTACCATCCGGACGCGCTGTATGCTACCCCTCTCCGGTTATCGAAAAAGGGAATATCACCTATATGGGTGTTAACTCTTATTCGCGTAAATGGCAACGACTCAAAACCTACGGCGGAAAGCTGGTAGAGAACGTCACCCAGGCGGCCGCCCGCGACGTTCTGGCCGGAAACATGCCGCTTATCGAAGATGCCGGTTACAGCATTGTGCTGACGGTACACGACGAGGTGATCACCGAAGCACCTGACACAGAAGATTTCAACGATAAAGCGCTTTCCGCGCTTCTCTCCACTAACCCCGAATGGGCGCCCGATATCCCACTGAACGCTGGCGGTTTTGAGGCGTACCACTACCGTAAGGATTAATCGCTATGACTGTAATCAAAACGCATACCGGAACGGTTATTACCCGCACCGGTGAAAAGCAGGTGCAATTGCATCAAAACGCGACAACGTGGGTGGCTGGCCCAAAAGAGTATTACTACAAAGACACTGGCCGCCGCGGTGGTGCTGTCGGTGTCCGCACTCGTCTGGTGCTGAGCAGCATCCGCCCAATCGAAGCAAAGCAGGAGTAACCCCTATGTCATTTAAATATCGGGACAGTCCGCTTTATTACCGGGCTGCGAGGGAGGCCTTGCGCCTTGAGCAGTCCGGCGAATATGACCGGGCAGCGAAGGTCTGGGCCAAGGCTAACCGCCAGTCACGTAACGAACTGAATCAGGACTGGAGCGAACGCCGGTCTGATTTTTGTCTGATGCAGAACATGCGCGAAAAGCGTAAGGCGGTGAGCGATGACTTGTGAGCAGACCATTCTTGACATGTACTGCGGCTCTCGTATGTTTTGGTTCGACAAGGAGGACAAGCGCGCCGTGTTCAGTGATATCCGCGCCGAGCAGCATGAGCTTTGCGACGGTCGCCAGTTGGTTATAAGTCCGGACCTTATAGCTGATTTCCGCGCCCTTCCCTTTGCCGATAACACTTTCCCTGTCGTCGTTTTCGATCCGCCGCACCTCGAGCGCGTCGGCGATAACGCGTGGATGAGGAAAAAGTACGGGCGGCTCAACAAAGAAACATGGCGCGATGATCTTCGCGACGGCTTCGCCGAAGCATTCAGGGTATTGCGGCCCCACGGTGTACTCATATTCAAATGGAACGAAACGCAGATCCCGGTAAGCAATATCTTGGCGCTGACCGACGAGAAGCCGGCCATATGGCAACGAACCGGAAAAGCCGACAAAACCCACTGGGTTATTTTCGTCAAAGGTGTGGAATGATGGCCTACGAACGTGAAAGCCTTATCGAAAAGCACCTCGTCGCCGAAGTGAAAAAGGCTGGCGGGGTCGCCTTTAAGTTCGTGTCACCCGGTCGCCGCTCGGTACCGGATCGCATTGTCCTGCTACCCGGCGGTCGCATCGTCTTTGTCGAATGCAAAGCGCCAGGCAAACCACCACGGCCTGACCAGTTACGCGAGCACGAACGGCTGCGCGCGTTGGGCTTTACCGTGGTGGTATTAGATAGCAAAAATCTGGAGGGGATATTGTGCGGGGAGCCTATTACAACGAAATAGACCCTAACGCAGCACAATGGCTGCGTAACCTTATTGCTGCAGGTCATATCGCCCCGGGTGAAGTTGATGAAAGGAGTATCGAAGATGTCGCACCAGACGACTTGCGCGGATTCACACAGTGCCATTTCTTCGCCGGGATCGGCGTCTGGTCTTATGCTCTGCGTCTGGCCGGATGGCCGGATAACAAACCGGTCTGGACAGGAAGTTGCCCGTGCCAGCCTTTCAGCTCGGCTGGTAAAGGCGCTGGGTTTGATGACGAGCGGCACCTATGGCCAGCACTATTCCACCTCATCAGCGAGCGACGCCCTAAGCTGGTATTTGGCGAACAGGTTGCGGGAGTCAATGCCTGGTTCGATCTTGTACAAACTGACGTGGAAGCAGTGGACTACGCCTTTGGGCTTGTCCCGTTTCCGGCTGCGGGCGTCGGTGCCCCGCATATCCGAGATAGAGCGTATTGGGTGGCCGACGCCAGCGGCGAGCGATCACAGCGGTGGCGAAAGCGCCTCAATAGCATTGAGGAAGATGTCTGGAGATCGTCGACCGTCCGGCAACACGCTACACAGCTCCCTGCGGAATTTTGCTCACCTAGCGGGGTGGTACACCCCAACCTGCAACACAAACCCACAGCCGGAGACAAAACGCGGTCTAGAAACCTTAGCGGGACTATCCAGATTAGCGGGATGGCCGACAGTGACGACGATCGACAACAACCAAGTTCGTGCCGAGGGCGCAGCGGCCAATCATACCGAACGGGGAACGACCCTCGGCGGCGCTGCGAGAATCTGCGGCCCAATACGATTAACGGCTGCTGGGATGGTGCTGACTGGCTCCTCTGCCGGGATGGTCGCTGGCGGCCAGTTGAATCCGGCACATGCCCGTTGGCTAATGGGATTACCTCCAGAGTGGGACGACTGCGCGCCTACGGCAACGCGATAGTCGCACCAGCTGCCGCAACATTCATCCGCTCGTTTATGGAATGCGCAGGATACGACCTTATTTAATGCCACTCACATCTGGCATGATACCGTCCAGAAGGTAATTGCTTATATACAACGGAGCCGCCCATGGCATAAGTATAAGCATGAAGTTTTGTCCAGAAGTCCCCATAAACTAGTATTGGGGCTAAAAATTTTGGATCGCTAACCATAGATGTAGCAGGAAGCTCGAAACCTTTAGAAAGAATGTTTACCAGTGAAGGGTAATTTTCAAAATCAGTGCTATTCCCGCCCACCTCTAAAGCATCCAGTTCAAAGTCGAGCACTCCACCATTTTTGTAATACTCCGGAACAGTTAACCCTGATGTTAACAAAGTAGCCATTAAACAATCCTCCTGAATTTTAAAGGGTTACATTATGCCCAAAGTTTTCACGCCTCGCCCCTACCAAGATCTAATTATCAACCACGAAATCGACATTCACCGCTGCAACATCTGGGCAGGGATGGGGATGGGTAAAACCGTAGCGACACTCACCACGCTGGAAGATCTTTTCATGGCGGGCTCAGAGACACAGCCCGCGCTGGTCCTCGCGCCCCTACGCGTTGCAGCAAGCACATGGCCGGATGAAGCGCTGAAATGGGGGCATCTGCGCAATATCGAGGTGCAGCCGATTGTTGGTAACGCCAAAGCACGCTCTGCAGCGCTGGCGAACAGCAACGCGAGCGTGTTCACCATCAACTACGATAACCTTGTCTGGCTGGTTGAGGAATTGGGAGAACGATGGCCGTTCGGTACTGTCATTCCAGATGAAAGCACCCGGCTAAAATCCTTCCGGCTGCGAGGTGGTGGTAAGCGCGCGGCGGCGCTGGGCAAAGTGGCGCATAAGTATGTCCAGCGCTGGATAAATCTCACCGGTACGCCAGCACCGAACGGCCTGGTAGATTTGTGGGGACAATTGTGGTTTGTGGACCAGGGGCAACGTCTCGGGCGCACTTACGGCGCGTTTACCTCACGCTGGTTCAACTCGATACAGTTTCCGGGGCAGAGCTGGACCAAACTGGAGCCGTTTGCTCACTCACATGCTGAAATACAGCGAGTGTTAGCCGATGTGACCCTCTCGCTGGATGCGGCCGACTGGTTCGATATCAAAGACCCCATCCATAACGTAATCCGCGTGGATATGCCGCCGAAGGCCCGTCAGCAGTATCGTGAAATGGAAAAGGAAATGTTCCTCGAGCTGAATGGCGAAGGCATCGAAGCACCGAACGCCGCGGCAAAGACACTGAAGTGTCTGCAAATCGCCAGTGGCGCAGTATACACAGATGACACCGGAAGTTGGTCAGAACTGCATGACACCAAACTACAGGCGCTGGACAGCATACTGACCGAAGCAGCTGGCGCACCTGTGCTGGTTGCTTATCACTGGAAACACGATCTTGAACGCTTGCTTAAAGCATTTCCTCGCGGTCGTCACCTCGACCAGGATCCACAGACACTACGTGACTGGAATTCCGGAAAGATTCCTGTTCTCTTTGCACACCCAGCCAGCGCGGGCCACGGTCTGAACATGCAGGACGGCGGAAACATACTGGTATTTTTCTCACACTGGTGGGACCTGGAGCAGTATCAGCAAATTATTGAACGTATCGGCCCAACCAGACAGATACAGGCCGGACACAATCGTCCGGTATTTATTCACCACATTATTGCTGCCGACACTATGGACGAAATGGTGATGGAGCGGCGCAACTCAAAACGAACAGTGCAGGACATCCTGCTCGATGCCATGAAAAAGAGAGGTATAGCATGAGCGAGAAACCCGGCGATTTACTCACCCCGGATGAAGTATGCCAAAAGTTAGGTATTACACAGAAAACGCTATGTGAGTGGAATATTAAGCATCGTCATCGGGCTATCCTGGCACCAATTCGTTTCAGTGCAAAAGTAGTTCGTTATGAGCGCCGAAATGTCGACGCTTTTATTCAAAAATGTCGCAGCCAGTATTAACCTCGCCGCCGTAGCAATGCCACCTGCGCAAGTATGCTCCGCTCGTGAGCCTCGAAAGCTTCGCGCTTCAACGCAATCTCTTCCTGTAAAATCTCATCAGAAAAGTCGTAATGTTCTGCCATCGGGTCATCTGACTTGCTGGAGTGGTGAAGGCAAAGGAGGCTGATTTCCCTTCGGTCTGAGCGGGAATAGCCTCTTTCCTTCATCAAGGCAATAACATTGCTCTTAAGGAATTTACGGCACATCGTATTAAATGCACCGTCTTTCCCTTTAACAGTCCCATCATGTTTTATTCCTTTTACAGCCCCGTCCGGGCTGTATGTTTTCACCAGCTTATCCAGTGATCGTTTTGAAAATGGCTGCATTGGATCACGTGGCTGCAAAAATACATAATCCCTGTTGCACTCAGGAACTGAATCACGCCAGGCTTTCTGCTCGTCGATAATCCGCCGGATCTCAGGCGTTATCGGCAGGCGGAAAGCCTTTTGTGTTTTCATAGCCCCTCGCATGCCGATAACCCCTTCCGGATAAACAATTTCACCAGCCTCCTCGTGAACGTAGTCCCAGCGCAGGTTATGGACATTAATCGGACGAACACCAGTGATGATCATGAAGCGAACAGCATTCTTCTGGTGTACAGAGGTGCAGGCAGCAACATTGAGCCAGAGTCGGGCGATTGATTCAATATCGGTAAAAAGCCGTGTGGGGGTAGGTTTCTGTACGCGGGAGGAAACATAATCATCTGGCAGACTGGCGGCAACATTGCGGCCGTTGCAAAGAGTAGGTGCGCAGAACTTCCAGAACCGACGGAGCTCGGCAAACAACTCCAGGGCGTTATTGTTCGAGCGAGTGGCGATCCACTCGTCCAGCACTTCCACCAGCCGACTGTATGTTACGTCGCTGAACACCTCGCGCTCGCCGAACGTTGATTTAATCCGGTCGATACGCACCCCGTAGGTTGTGAAACTGTCCGGGCTCAGCTTCTGACGGGCTACTTTGGCTTTGAGGTCATCCCGGTACATTTCCAGCGCTGCATGTACGGACTCTGCCCGCAGTCCACCGTCAGCCATACCTAGTGCTTTTTCGCGCGCCAGCTGGATAGCGAGCTCCGGCCACTCGCCGAGCTTTTTACCTTTGAGGCCCATCTTTTTTGGAAACTCGGCGTAAAATGTAACCTTACCGGCTTTGCTGAAATCGATACGGAGATAGTTCTCTTTTTCGTATTTGGAACGGCGAGCCACGCCGGAAGCAGCGAGGATGATTTTGGCGGCAGCAACACAGATTTTCATGTGTGCGCTGGTATAGGGGGGTTTACAGGCGTCCCATTTTTCAGAAGCGGCTAAAACATCGTCATTATTGGGGCTATCCGGATTATGTGTTACAGTGCGCGGCATTCTCAATCCTTATCTGCGTAGGCGCAGAAAACAAGCTCACACATACAAGTCTTTTCTACGGGACAAAATGCAATGTGTTGCGGTTTTGTGTTGCTGGACTGAGTTTATCAAGGTTAAATACACTGGATCAACATACAGTAAGTTAATGACAGTAAAGCATACAAACTCGATACAACTTACTGATTTTAAAATGATTTAACGGTAATCCATTGAAATGTCTTTACTAATTACTAAACGCTGTATTAATTGTGATATGTGTGAAATCAAATAAAAATATATTTATTTTCATGATGATACGGTAATGTGTTATTGAATGTGTTGTTGGATTTATGGTGCGAAAAATTTTGCATAAGTTCAGCAACACAAAGATC